GGCTGGCTTCGTCAACCTCAGTTTGGGGAGAGATTCCTCACAATACGTTTAGGCCTACGGCCCTTGACCGGGTCTTTCCCGGCGTCGGTCACATAGATCTTTTTACGTTTGTGGGAGTTAACTTCCTTACATTGAGATTGTGGACCTTGATCCCAAGCGGAATCAAGACCCTTTCCGACAACATATCCACCTATCCTTCTGGTCTTATATAACCAGGCATCCGTAGCTCGTCCATCCTCTTTCTTTGGGAGGTAGGAGTACCACGGTGTAGAGCCATCATTAGCGAGGTTAAGAACTCGCTGGCGCTCCATCGTATGTTTCAACGCGGACCACCGGATGCCTCCATGTATATAACCGACCGATTGATAATTAAACCGGAGGAATTTAAACATGTAGGTTCCATGCTGATCTCTATATACAGGATCCAGTTCGAACTCATAGTTAGTGAGTAATCTATCTATGTCAAAATTAAGACATAGACCTGAATCCTCAGGATAGTGCGATGGCACGACTTTCAATTTTAAGCCGTACATCGCGAATAGCTCTGACATCACACTCATAAAAGCACTAGCCCTATATACATAATTTAGGTCCCCGAAGTACGATCTGTACTTCTCTAAGAGGGAATTCATCATGATATAGAGCCAAGGCTCAAGAGAGCTTAGCTTCGAACTATGGGGCGCCCGCAAGTTAAAGGGGCGCGTACTGTATCCTGAGAGGTAATCCCCCCCACAGGATTCCCTGAAACTATCAGGACCGAGGTGTGTTTTATCTAAATTAACCTCGAATCCAACGTACTCACATGCTGAGATAAAATCTGCAGCATAGTAGTCCGGCACAATACAATCATCACCGAAAACGGAAACCCTCTTATAATCACACCATTCAGGCGTGAGAGAGCAAGATCCATCCAAGGTAAGGATTGTTCCGTGTGCTATAGTCCAGAAGACTAGAGTCTCAAGCGGAAAAGTTACCGCGTTACCCATGCTAGAGATCATATGAAGGGGAACCTGCTCACCTCTTATCGAGGTGTTAGGCGACCTGACACGATCTATAGCTACAAACCATTTTCCTGGCAATTGCCATTCCAATAGCTTGATCGATACACAATCAGAAGCTGAACGCCAGTCTATCGTTGCATTCTCATGAGAGATGCTAGATAACAGGGCCAACAGCTGATGTTTCGAGGGGAGACTACTGACATCGAGTCCAACAACGAGCATCCGGTCATACATCATCGTCATCAGGCCTTGCTGAAAGAACATATTCAGCGTAGGCTCAACGGCGATAAACCGGCGGGCTTCGTCATTTTTCTCTACTGTTGTCGACTTGGAGCCCTCCACTACGTTATAAATCATCTCATTCAGAGATGACCCATACCTTGGCCTATTGAGAGCCAAGATCTGTTCCTTTTCCTCAGGGAATAGCAACAAATAACGTTCAAAGAGGGACTTCACCCTGGGGGTACATGTCAAAGGAAAGGAGAATTTACTTTCCGCAGATGTATCCGCGTAAGTAACACCAATGGTGGTGCCCTGCGAATTTTTGCAGGCAAGGAACCACTCTTCCTCAGTAAAATCAGTCAGAACGTGGCGCATAAGCGCTCGTGCACGCACTAAGATTTTGTCTATAGTGCGCGACTGGCGAGAGATATGAATCGTAGGATTAGGAAAACGACAAAAAGCGTTCACCTTCTCCATCCGATCATTAACCTTTCTAAACTTTTCAAAGGCTAATGTCTCAAGCACGTCTGATGATACCATCGGGGACGAGTACTTTTTAAGGAACTCATCACGCATCCGGTTTAATCCGGACACGGTAGCAGGGTGTGCTAGTGCTATATACTCCTGTGAAACACTGCAATCCAAATATACGGCCTGACTAACTAAAGTCTTAATGTAGTCAGGATCGAAAGAGCAAGGCGCTCCATTCGTCACTGATGCTTTCTTTTTGGTCATAC